CCTATGGTTTGATTATGAATTTCGTTATATTTTTGAATTATTTGTTGGTGAAATAATTCTTTATCCATGTTTATTTGCGCCAATGCTATATCAGAATGCATATTATACAAAGTGAAAATTTAACACGCATCGAGGTCCGATTGTGGGTTGTGTACTACTATGATAATGTCGACCGTTAAAAAATACTAATCTACCTTTTTTTGGACTAACTGACCGTGCAACAGTTAGTGTAGTAGAGTCAACTTCTGATATTGATTGAGTGTCGAGTAACGGAACGTTAGTTTCCCTATAGATAAGAGTATCTCCATCAGAATCATTTACATAGTACAATCCAACTAGGTGAGGAAATGATTTATCGATATGCGGCTTATCGATTTTATTTTCTTTGTCAGCAGGAACAGGCATGGATAAAAATCCGCGGAGCAAATCAACTTGACTAATGTCAATATTTGCCTTTTCAGCTGCGCAATATAGAATTGGTGTTAAAAAATGATAAGGTGTTCCTCTTCCGGTATTAGGGTCAAACATCATACTACCAAAACCCGGCCTACGACTAGGTTTATTATCAGGATGTAATTTATCTAACGCCCGTAAATAAGTATCACTAAGGGTTATGTCTGATTGAAAGCACCAAGGGTGATCATTTACTAGTAGAAAATTTTCTATCTCGTCCTGATATTTAACGGGAATACAATTATCAATGATCAGTATGTTGTGCATTTATAAACCTAAAAGTTGAGGACCACCGCGGCAAAGCGTGAGGCGATGGTGGCCGCACAATGTGTGGAATATCTCCAGTACCGTATATTATTCTTCCTGGAATAAATTGTGAAACATATATTTGTTTTTCCCCGGCATCGTCAAAAAACACAGTCTCGCCGCCCCATGTTACATTCCAAGTTGGATTTATATAATAAACCATAAACTCAGTATCTGCATTAGGACCGTCAGTATGCACTTTAAATTTTGAAAGCGCATTTACATAATTTAAATTTGGTTGATGAACTTGACGAGATTTTGCCCTTGCTTTTAAATCATCAGGTAAAAACTCTACCAACCCCATCCAGAAATTTAATAAATTTTGATCTTCTTTTAGATAACACGCCCATTGCAATGAATCATAATTTTCAGGTAATGGTGACGAGTTTAAAGTATACTTATACGGACACATGATTGCAGTAGTGTAGTATATTGCTCGCTGTGTATAGGGTACTGCACCGTCTATAATCCATAGTTTACCATTGTCAAACTCTAATTTTTCTACCTTCATTTCAACATCCTTAGTCATAGTAAATTATTCTTTATTTCTTTTAGTATACGACTACGTATTTTAGACGCTTTAAAAATATCATACAATTTAAATAAATTCTTTTCTCGTCTGTAGTTTTTTAATCTAACACAGCTCATTGATAGCTTATAAAGTTCTTCTGAAAGATAAAACTTTTTAAGAATAATAGGTTCGTCTGTTAAAAAATTAACATATATCAATGGATCATCTTGTACCGTTTTAAATTGCGTGTGCCCTTCCCACATTTGAAAAGCAAATTCAAAAGGCCTAAACCAAGATGAAATATCAAAGGTACCCGGTACATAAAATCCGCAATCAGATACTAGCGAGTTATGCAAATATGCAGGAGTTGTATGAATATAGGTTGATTCTTCGGCAAACATAATCCAGTTTGCATTATATCGAATAGTGATAGCATTCTGCATTGATTCTTGCTTTGGAACAACAGTATTGCGATCGTAATGCTGATCGGGATTTAAATTATTAAGTATTTGATTGCCTGCAAACGTAACATTTGCATCAGTGGGACTAGTAAACATATAAGTATTTTTAATGCTGTTAACAAATGCTGGACAATTAAAAAAATTGTCAATTTTATTTTGAGAATTTTTAGCAGATTTTAAATTGTCTAATACTTTAACCGGTTCTTGATAGGATAAAAACTGTTTAGAATATTCAGTAGGCTCAGTAAATGGCGCCCAATATACAGTTATAGCCATATTATTTCTTATCCGGTTGTTTAAAATATCTGCCGATAAACATTTGAGGCATTTTTTGATTTATCTGCTGCCATTCATCAAATGATACTTGTTTAACTTCAAAATTAACTTTTCTCTCAGTGATAGGAAACATTGATATTAATGGAGTGCCATGTTTTAAGTGTACGACATACGGTTCTGATTTTATAGGGAACGATAAGTGAATATTTGTAGAATGCTGGAACGAATAGTCAATAATTCCCGGTGGAATTACAATATCTTGATCTCTAAAAAATGAAGTACTATAATGCGATTCTATAAATGTAAATTTAATTTCTTGATCCGACACAAAGTACCAGGGCGAGTTTAATTTTAATGCTATTCTATTGTTATATGCTTCGCCGTATTGATTTTTACGATGCTCGACTATTTGAACTTGCCAATCAGGCCTTGAATAATGTGTCCATGAACCATCTGGGAATATCTTAATGTCAATATCTGCCCACATCTTTAATTGAATCGGGAGATGCAGGAAATCTTTAATAGCAGGACATACTGCCGCGGTTGGATTTTTTACAATGATAGTTGACCTTTCATCACGCTCAAGGAAGAAAGTTTTTAATTTTTTAAGCCAATCAGGCTTCTCAGTTGACTGATATTCTGGTTTTGCACTGTTAAAATAACTTGGATTAAACGTATAAGCAGTTACATTAATCGATTTTTTAGAAAACATAAATTCCCCTGATTCTTCACGGGTATTTAGTTGGTAAAATTTTGTCAAAGGAGATTTATGATATCAAATACTGTTTGTAATTTGATGTGGATTGTTTTATTTCTTAAACTGAGATCTAATCCTTTATGTACCGGCTTTGGCAAATTATCTAAATCAAACCATCCCCATGCAATATGTTCATCACTTAGTACCGGTATAAATTCAGATTCTACAACACAAAAGTATGTATGAAAGTTAAACATACTATCGTTGCTGACAAATCGTTCAAGTGGAATAGTCTTTTTAATATCGGGCATTGCACCTAATTCTTCTTCAATTTCTCTTTGTAAGCCCTGCCATGCTGACTCATTAGAGTGATTAGTACCGCCCACTAATCCCCAACGACCTGCATGTTTGCCCTCAGCTTTTTGCAATAATAAAAATCGTTTTGTTGATCGAGCACAAATTAATGCCCCTGAGCAATCGATTATGTCTGAGTTAGAAGTTATAATTCTAACCTCCAATCGCCACGTCTATAATCACCGTCAAAACTCTTCACCCAGTTAACTCCATTCCACTTGTATTGTACTAATGTATAGATATTTGTCTGATAAATCAAGTTTTCTGAGTTTTCATCTGCTGAGAATATTACCCACCATTTGCTGCCATCCCATTCAATGATGTCATTGGCTTCTGCAATAAAGTCAGTACTGTCAGTGTTTTTCCAAGCATCGGGACCGTCTTCATTTAGATTTAATACGTAAGTGATTGTACTTCCTACTGGTGCAAGGGCTGCAAGAATAATAACATAATTGCCATCTCGTTCTATCGGAGTTCCTTGTCCGACTTCAGTTCCATTAACAAACACGTGACAATCGTTTACTTTGTCAAACTCAACTGCTGTACTAATCCTTTGTATTTTTAATCCAGTAACAAACGTGTCACGAACTCCGCCACCAATATTGTCAATAATTAAGTATCTAGTACCAAGTACTAAATTACTTGGCCCAGTAGTTGTAGGATCAATCACAGCGTCAAAACTTCCCCACGATTCTGACAATCTAGCGGGCCCTGCAATCATATTGTTTGTTGGATGAGTATCGGTATCCCAATTAACAACCATTTCAGATTCATCTAACGGATTTAAACTTAGGTAGCCCACAACTTCGCTACCGTCTGGCTGTAACAAATAAATTTTAGCTAACCCAGCAGTATACGAGCCCGGATTTTGTTGTAATATTACTTGCCAGTTTAACCAAATTCCGGGTTGCGTACTACTTACTAGTTTAATTTTACCTTCGGATACAACAATATCAAAATTGCCAAGTGTTGCTTTTGCACTTGCCATAGAATTTCCGGGATATGATTGCCCCGCATCTACATACACCCCCAACCCGTCAACATATGAGTCGCTCATAGACGAACTGTCAAATGCGCTTGAAATAATATTAGTAACAACACCTAATTTCTTAACCTTGGCAGGCGGTGTAATCCATATAGGAGTAGTTAGTGTAAGAGTAGCAATATCAATTTGTGTAGCAGTGCCCATTGGAACCGTACGACTAGTAAATGTTACATCACCGAGATCTACAACAGTTAATGATGTCCAGTCTACAAAGTTGTCAGTTGTTTGTATTTCTAAACTTGGATTAAACAATACTAAAATCTGTTCTAGTATTTGTAATTTTTGTTCTGTACTAGTTGACCATATATCTGCTTTAACTGACAACTTAAATGGAGTTGGCATCAACCGTTCAAC